GCTTTTGGTACGAGTGGGTTACCCCACCGGGCCCCGATTAACCATCAACCGAGGATGTAGATACGTATTACCTTATAACCTAACCAGCCTGGAACATCATAAACCAGGCGGCCTTCCGCATCATAACCACTACCCTTTGGCAGCACTTCCCGAACGCCGCTTGCGCGGAACAACGTTTCCGGGGTGTGTCGTGGGGTCCAAACATAATCAGGTCCCACAACGGTCTGTACTACGCGCTTCGTACCCTCGACGACCTCATACAGAGGTGCACTCGGAGTACCATTTGCATATACTTCGTACAGCGGAAAAACAAAGTCACCCATATACACACGCGTCTCACGACGCGCTTTAGTTGTATATGTTTGAAAGGTTCTACCTGAAAAACCACGCTTGAGATGTCCCGGTAGTACATATGTCGGGTCAAACGTGTTTGGATCCCTGTTTTCAGAGGGGCCACCCCAACCTGGAGAAGGTTGAAGTAAGTGGCCATCGCCATAACCGTCAGGACCCCACAAATAAACCATAGGGTCAATGAAAGTTAGGCAAAGATCCGCGGCTTCATCGTCTAAATTCCGACGAAAATAGTTGTGCAGGACAAAAAGATCCATGCACGACAAGAAGCGCTTCAGGTAAGCAGGTCGTACGTTAATACCGTTCATGTAGTCGGCTCCGCATGACTCACGGAATGGTCCAGCCGAAAAACTCTTCTCTTCATTTAACCAAAATCCTGCCACCGTCAGGAGATCGCGGACCGCTGCGACACACGACGTTGGACAGATGATGTCATCTCCGTATACACTCACAAGATGCCGTTGATGTCTTGGCACGCAAGTGCACGTGAGGGCCCAGAAAATCAGGGTCTGAAGTGGGAATGTAAAACCATTTCCCATAGAAGAGAACTGCGAGAGTCGTATGATGCGCTTGTGAGGGAACTCACAGTACGATGCGCGACCATAGGCTAAAAATTCATACCAAGGCATGGGAAGGAGGTGTTCGACCAACCCACAGCTAATGGTATCACTCGCGCTACGAAGGTCAAGGGTTGCTAAATCCCCTGTAAGTGAACCCTCACGTGCCAAACGTTGATTCCTTGTTTGGTCCGTGATGTCCAGCCCAAGTCGTTTCAGCAGTCCGGCCAGGTAATCGCCGATGCCCAATTGGAACATCATTGACAACCCGGGCTGAGTGCACGTGGTTCGGAGACTGCTGGCGTTCTTCGGTACGAAGCCGAGGCGACTAGGACAAACATTAATGTCCACGTGCGCGACGGGAGGGCTATCTGCGACCCGTGAGGGTCCGTACATGCAGTCACGCTCATCTGCGTCCATATTGAGGTAATAAGCCACCTCACGTAGGTACCTATCTTCTGCTAACTCCACAGAGTGCGCATCCACATACCCTGGCATTTCCGCCAGAATGTGGTGCACGATAGGAAGCAGATCTTCACTACAAGATGGAACCTCTTCACATTTAGCAAGGTGAGAGGCATTTGCTCTTCGGGTTTCGGTCGTAGCACCTGGACCGAAGCGGAAGTGTAACTCTGTGAGGTTAGGCACGTCGCCCAGCGCACGGCTAATCAACTGAGCGGCCTCGTGAAATCGAGACTCGGCCCAGGAAGGAAAAGTAAACCTCCCCTTCTTCCACGCGCTGAACTTGTGATTCATCTCACTACACTGACGTTCTGCAGCGAACAACTTGGCCAATGTCACGGCCTCCTTATCCACCCCTACGGACAAATCTGCGTTTTTGCTAAAGAAAGCAGCAACCTGCCGACTAAAGATAACATCGGCCACAGATAGTCTATTGTAATCTGGGGTAAAGCTACAGAGTTCGCCCCACCGACGACCGCGCACACAATTATACAGATGTGCACGCGTTTGGACGTCAGCGATCCTTTCAGTGAACAAGAGCGCCAATTTTTCAACAGCGTCATTGCTCGCTCCCTCGTTAAACTGCTCGTCCCAATGTTTAAGTAACATATAACCTCCTAAGTGGAAAGCGCTATAGTAGCGTGGTGAAGATTGGTTTTATACCGGCATAGCCAGCAGATCGAACAGCTCGGCGATCGGCCCAGTCGTGACGGGGGCAACGGAAGTTGCGATACCGCCAAAAATGTTGCAAGCGAGCTGGCGAACCAGTCGTTTGCCGGTCGACGTCGAACGAGGGCTGAAGAAACCAGTAACTTCGATGGTGTCTTCGTAAGCGACACGAGGCGCGGCGGTATAACCTGCCGCGTTCTGTGAGCCCACTGCCTCCATAACTGGAACCGTGGTGCGCTGGACAGCCTTGAAATTGCCGCTTCGCAGCTTCTCGAGGGAAACTGCTATGCGGGGCTGTGCCATCATTGGCACAGCAAGGCTTGTTTCTCGCCATTCGGCCACAATCTTGGCAGCTGTCTCCCGGGTTACCGAGATCGGCGTAAAGGTGTGGATTACAGGCGTACCAGCTCCGTCGTAAGCGACGATGTTTGCGATGCTTGACATTGCATTTCCTTAAATTAACTGCCGGTTGGAAAGCCGGCAAGTGGTTTTGGTTAAGCGTGGGGTCGGAAACCTGACCCATGCGCATTGAGGAGGAGCGAAATTGCATTCGTAGCATGGTGCCACGACGCGATAGACGAGAGCGGTTTGAATGCAATCGTCGGTACGTCCAAATAATCGCTAACAGTCCGTTCAAAGATACCGGTACTGTAGGACCAGCCCTCCGCACCTGTAAGTTCTAGGTTTGGATCGGCAGAGGTTGCCCCCCACCAGCTGAACGATTCTCGCGTTGACTTTATAAAACGACCTGTTATTGCTTGGGCGAGCCCACGTGCTGACAGCCATTCGCCAACTGGAATAAACCAGTCAACCATAAAGCTGTACGGGATCTTCTCGTGTGCAACAGTCAAAGGGTCTGTCAGACCCAGTAGCTGCGGCACATCCACCTCAACAATACGCGCGATCAGCCCCTGACGGAGCCGAACATTGTAAAGCGTTGGACGGATTGATTGATCAAGGTTAGCCGGCGGCAAATCACACCGCTTATGCTTGCTAACCCTCACTGTCGTCTGGAGTGGGAAGTTCAATGACTGCGCCAAATACTCCGCAGCCAACTTCACATCTTGAAGGGCAGGACGAATCGCGTAGTTATACACGACGTTCGCCTTAGCCATAGTCTTTGGGGCGCGCAGTGCATTCCAGCCCTTCACAGGGCCCTGCTTACCCCCAACCATAACCCGATACGCTTGCGCGTACTGGCCTTTCTTCATTGCACCAACTGCCGTGTTTATACGGCTTGCAGTCCCGCCTATGAACTCGAGAGTTTCGCGAAGTTCTGCGATGCTCACGGCTGCATTGTACGTCGAGCCTGCAATCTTCGTACGAAGCCTAGTTAAAACGGCCAAATCGTCGAGCTCAGTCCACCTGTCCGGGAAATTACCCGAACTAAAGAGCTCATGGAATCCGCCCCAGGTGAAACTACCCTGGAGATTCCACCGAAGTGCGACGCGGGGATTACTAAATCTTTCCCACACGCAGCGATAGTTGTGCTCGTCATTGCGACTACGTTTTGGCGGCCGTGCCCAAAGCTTGCGCTTTGAATAACGCACGGTGCCATCTTTCTTCCAATAAGGTAGAAAAACGTACTGTTGCCAAAGTTGGCGTTCAGAATCGCCACCTGCCCAGGTTTTGTAAGAATAAACTCCTGTTAGGTAGGGTCCGAAACCCTCTGCAGGGTGCCAGACGCGATCGTCGTTAACGCTTGTTCCAGTAGTCATATTGCACCTCAGGTGTATACCCTCGAAAGAGTGTATATGCGGCAGCAAGCCGCACAGTGACGCCC